GCGAATGACGCGCAGAAGGCTGTGGATGTCGGGAGCTTTTCTTTGGAATTGAGCGCCCCCCTGGAGTGGGAGGGCCGCACCTATGAGAAGTTGGTGTTCCAATGGGACGCGCTGACGGGTGAGGACTATTTGGACATTGAGAATGAAATGATGGTCCGCGGCAAAACGCTGGTGATGCCTGAGTACACCGGCGACTTCCTCCTGGGTATGGCGGTCCGGGCTTGTACCGAGCGGAACGAGAAGGGCGTCCGGGTCTTAACGGCCGGCGCGCTGAAACGGCTTCCCCTGGGAGACTTCATGCGCATTGTCAAGAAGGCCCGGACTTTTTTGCTTCGCACGGGGCGGTAGTCGGTGACGGCGGACTATGGCTCCGGGAACAATGTCTGATCCTATCGGGGAACAACAACACGCCTGTTGACCGCTGGCTGTCCATGACGTTGCCGGAACTAATGCGGTGGATTGCGGCGAACAATGCCGTTATAGAGAAACGGAAGGGGGCCTCTGAAAATGCCGAGTGGTAAGGAATACAGAATGGAATTTCTGCTGAACGCCCAACTCAACGGCGGTTTCAGCGGCGCCTTTACGAAAGCGCAGCAGGAATTTGCCCGGTTGGGGAAAGAGATTCAAACCCTCAACCGACTCCAGGGCGACATTTCCGCATATCAGAAGCAGCAAACGGCGGTGGACAATACCACCGCCAAACTGCAAAACCTCCAGAAACAGCACGATCTTCTCCAAAAGGAGATCAGTGAAACCAATGGCTCTACCGCTGCCCTGGAGCGGGAGAAGCTGAGATTGGAGCAGCGGATCAGTACCACGTCCGCCGCCCTGGAAAGCCAAAAGCAGAAACTGGAGGCGACCGGGGCCAAGCTGAAGGACGCGGGGGTGGATACCTCCAACCTCTCCCAGAAGGACGCGGAGCTGACCGCTAAAATCAAGGAACTTTCTGCGGAGCAGGACAAAGCCGCCGAGGGCGCCGCCAGTTTCGGAGAAAAGGCGTCCCAGGCGTTCGGTGTGGTAGGTCAGGCGATTGCCGCCGCAGGCGTCGCCGCCGCGCTGAAGGAGATTACGGAAGCCTACATGGAGTGTATCTCCATAGCCGGGGACTTTGAGGAAGGGATGTCCAATGTGGCCGCTCTCTCCCAGGCTTCGGCTACGGAAATGGCCGCTCTGACGGCGGAGGCAAAGGCGCTGGGCGCGGAAACCAAATTCACGGCAAAGGAATCCGCCGACGCTATGGGCTACATGGCAATGGCGGGGTGGGACGCCCAGGAAATGCTCTCCGGTATGAATGGCGTTTTGAATCTGGCCGCTGCGTCGGGGGAGGATCTGGCTATGGTGTCCGACATCGTGACGGACAGCCTGAGCGCCTTTGGCCTGACCGCTGCGGACACGGCGCATTTTTCGGATGTGCTTGCCGCCGCCGCTACGAATGCCAATACCAACGTGTCTATCATGGGCGAGACATTCAAGATGTCCGCGTCTGTGGCCGGCGCATTGGGATACAGCGTAGAGGATGTGGCCGTCGCGGTGGGCCTTATGGCAAACAGCGGCGTGAAGGGCAGTATCGCCGGTACCGCCCTGCGCAACACCTTCAATGGTCTGTTGGAGGGCGTCACGCTGACCGGCGCGGCCTTTGGTGAGTATGAGTATTCCGCAGTCAAGGCCGACGGCACCATGAAGGATTTCAGCTCCACCATCGACGAGCTGAGGGGTTACTTCGATCAAATGACTGAGGCCGAGCGGGTCAACAACGCTATGGCAATCGCCGGACAGCGGGGCTACAACGGTCTGCTGGCAATTCTCAACGCCACGGACGAGGACTATTCCTCCCTGACGGCCAGCATCAACAGCTGTTCCGGGGCGGCCGAGCGTATGGCGCAAATCAAGCTGGACAATCTCAACGGCGATTTGACCCTGATGAACTCTGCATGGGATGCGCTGAAAACCACCATTGGAGAGCAGTTTATCCCGGAAATGCGGGGGCTGTACCAAGTGGGCGCGGATGTGTTCGGTGTGATGGATGATTTTGTCCAGGAACACCCTGCTTTGATAAAGGCGGTGACCGCTTTTATTGCGGTGGTAGGGGCGGCTACGGTGGGCCTGACGGCCTATGCCGCCATTACGAAGGTTGTGCAGGCGCTGAATTTGGTGGCCCTCTTTACCGGCCCGGCGGCTCCCGTGATTGCCCTGGTGGGCGGGATCGCGGCCTTGACTGCCGGAGTAGTCGCATTTGTGACCGCCGCCAACGAGGGCGTTCCTTCGGTGAAGGAATTGACCCAGGCTGCCCGGGACATGAATGAGGCAATCGAGGAGGCCAACACTGCCTATGAGCAGACGGCGAATCAGACCCTTGCCACGGCCCAGGTAGCGCAGACCTACATTGACAAGCTGGAAGAAATCGAAACTGCCACGGGCGGAGCAGTGGAGGGCAACCAGGAGTATCACAATATCCTGGCTTTGCTGACTCGTACTGTCCCGGAGTTGGCGAATTACATTGACCTGGAAAACGATGCCATAGAGGGCGGTACTGCGGCCCTCCGGGAGCATACGGAAGCCTGGAAAAAGGATGCTGAAACTCAGGCGTACCAGGAGTATCTTAACTCGCTGTATGACGAATACGGCACAGTTATGACCGAGGCCGCAGAGAACAGCATTAAGCTGACCCAGGCGCAAATCCGGCTGGAAACGGCGGAGAAAAACCGGGACGCCGCCCTGGAGCGGATGAATGAGCTTTCTACCCAAGCATATGAAAACGGGGAAGCTCTTTCCCAGGAATACTACCAGCTGGAAAATTCTCTGTACGGCTATAATGATGAAATCTATACCGCCCAGCGGGAGATCGACAATCTGAACAAGGCCATTGACAAGGATGCCGAAGCGGTAGCCGCTGCCGAAGCCGAGATTGAGAGCGCCCAGGAAGCGGTGGAGCAGCTGACCGGGGTTACGGAAGAACAGACTGAAGCCGAAGCTGCCGCCGCCCGGCAGACCGAGGAACTGAATGCCGTTATTGGTGATACAGTCGAGCAGATGGCCGCGCTGACGGAAGCCTACAATGAGGCATACGAGGCGGCGCTGGATTCTATTTCCGGGCAATACGATCTATGGGACGAGGCCGCAGATGTGGTCGCGACCAGCGCGGGCAGTATCAATTCTGCGCTGGAGAGCCAGATCACCTACTGGCAGGACTACAACGCCAACCTGCAATCTTTGACGGAGCGCAGCGCGGATATTGAGGGCCTAAGCGCCGTCATTGCCAGTTTTGCCGACGGGAGCGAGGACAGCGTGAACGCTATCGCCGGTCTTGCCAACGCCAGCGACGAGGATCTTCGGGCTATGGTAACCAACTGGCAGGAGCTTCAGAAGGAGCAGGAAGCCGCCGCCGGAAGTGTGGCCGAGCTGAAAACGGACTTTTCCAACACGATGGACGAATTGCAGGCCGCGCTTGCAGAGGACATCGAGGCTATGGACCTGGGGGACGAGGCGAAAGCGGCGGGCCGGGCGACGATTCAGGGCTACATCAACGCGGCAAATGATATGCTCCCGGCGGTGCGTTCCGCCTATGCCAGTGTGGGGCAAGCAGCGTATAGTGCGCTGGGTTCCCGTGATGCGGTAGCCAGAACATATGACCCGCTGTATAAAAACCGATATGCCAGCGGTACCACCAATGCGGCTCCCGGCTTTGCCCTGGTGGGCGAGGAAGGGCCGGAGCTGGTCTATTTCAACGGCGGCGAAAGGGTGCTGAACGCGGCACAGACCTCCACTATGCAGACCAAAGCCGCACCGACGGTATCTGCGCTTCCAATGCCTCCCAGCGGTGGGGGCGGTTCCTCGCCGCCTGTTCAGATAACCTTCCAAATCCAAGGCAATGCCACGCAGGAAACCGTTCAGGACCTGCGGGAGTTCGCAGACGAGATCGTGGAGCGGGTGACGGATTCTCTGGCAGACAGGGACGCGGATAGGCAACGGCGGCTGATGATATAACGGGAGGGCTGGGAAGATGGCGGCAACTTACAAAACGACCCAGGGCGATACCTGGGACATGATTGCGTATAAGCAGCTGGGAAGTACCAACTACACGGACCAGCTGATTTGCGCAAATCTGGAACACGTTGGGACGCTTATTTTTCGGGCCGGCGTCACGCTGAATCTGCCGGAGATCACGGACAAAACCAGCTGGAACCTTCCCCCGTGGAAACGATAGTGAGGCGGTGCTATGGCTGAAAAGGTATTGGCCCGGCGGACGGCGGTTTCTGTTACGTTCGATGGCGCGGACATTACGAAAAACATAGCGCTTTATTTTAAGAGCCTGACCTACACGGACGACACCGACGATATGGCCGATGATCTGAAAATCGTGTTGCAGGATCGGGGCAGGCTGTGGCTGGAAAAATGGCTGACAGAAGCGGTGGAGGCCGCTGCTGGCGGTAAACTGTCTATCAGTGCGGTTATCACGCCGGAAAACTGGAAAAAGACCGAGAAGCTAAAGACCGGGGCGTTTGAGCTGGACAGCGTGGACGCTTCCGGCCCGCCGGCCGAGGTGACGATCAGCGCCGCCAGTCTTGCCTTTTCCTCCAGTCTGCGCCAGACCAAGAAATCCAAAGCGTGGAACAATTACAATCTCTCCGGTATCGCTTCGGAGATCGCGGCGGCTGGCGGCATGAGCTGTATGTATGAATCCAGCGTCAACCCGTCCTATGACCGAGTGGAACAGACCAAGCAGAGCGACATCGACTTTTTGAAGAAGCTGTGCCAGGACGCTGGAATCTCCATCAAGGCTACGGACGGAAAGCTGGTACTGTACGACCAAGCAACATATGAAGCCAAAGCGCCCGTTCTCACCATTGAGAACGGGGCGAAGGGCGGTTACATCAAGTACAAGCTGCATTCCGGCTCGGCGGATACTCAGTATGCAAAGTGCCGTGTCCGTTATCAGGACCCCGGCACGGGAACGTGTATCGAGGGAACGGCGGAGGACAGCAGCGTTTCCGGGGATCAGTGCCTGGAGATCACGGCCAAGGTGGGGAGCGTTGGAGAAGCGCAGACGCTGGCAAAGAAACATCTGCGCCTGCACAACAAACTGGCAAAAACCGCGACCTTCACTTTGCCGGGTGACGTGGGCCTTGTGGCCGGTGTGACCGTGGAATTGAAGGGCTGGGGCGGCTGGGACGGAAAATACATCGTCACCAGGGCTGTCCATACGATAGGGAGCGGCGGCTATACCACGCAGATCAGTATACGAAAGGTGCTGGGCTACTGATGAACATAGAGGATATTGCGCGGGAAGGGAAAGTAACCGCCGTAAATAATGACAAGCGTATTGCGAAGGTGTGGTTTGACGCCCTGGGGATTGAGTCTGACTGGCTTCCAGTGCTTATCACCCGTGATTTTATTCCGGATTATGACGTACCCCAGCGCACGGAATATGAAGCGGGCGGCAGCGGGGACGCGGCATTTGAGAGCCACAAGCACGATCTGATTATCAAGCCCTATATGCCGAAGGTCAATGACATGGTTTTGGTGCTGTACTTCCCCATTTTTAATGGGGACGGCGTAATTTTAGGGGGTGTGAAGCCGTGGCGGTAATTGGCTACCTGGGGAAAAGTGCGGATGATGGGATTCAATTTGTGGTATCCCGCGAAACCTTCCGCACACCCAAAAACATGATATGGAGCGGGTCGGCCCGGTATGCTACCCACGAGAGGCACGTCACCCACGCCTTGACGGAGTTTACCGGGCTGGACCCAGATAATTTTTCGTTCGATATTCTGCTGACAAAAGAGCTGGGCGTGGACCCTCTGGAGGATATTGTCAAGATTTTTACCTATGAGCGGGACGCGGAAGCGGTTGGTCTGGTGATTGGCGGGAAAGCCTACGGGAAATACCGCTGGTCTATAAAAGACCACAAGACCAAGATGGAGTACCTGGACAAAGCCGGGGATATGTACGCCGTGGAGGTATCCGTGGAGCTGCTGGAATATCTGAAGGGGGAGGACCAAAACACCAGTGCCGCAAGTCCCGCCCCCGCTCCGGCGGCAACTCCGGCACCAGCGGCAGACACCGGCGGCAGTACAACCTATACGGTCAAGAAGGGTGATAACCTATGGACGATTGCCAAGAGGTTGTACGGCAGCGGTGCGGACTACACCAAAATCTATGAGGCCAACAAGGATGTGATTGGGAAGAACCCGAACCTGATCTATCCGGGGCAGACGTTCACGATTCCAGGGTAAAGGAGGCTGACCGATGGAATTTACTGTTTCGGCTACGGACCTTGCCAATATCCAACTGAATGAGTCAGACCGGGTAAAGGAAATCCTGCGCAACGTGGCCGTCATTCTGGCAACGCCAAAGGGAAGCGTCCCCATGTACCGGAGCTTCGGTCTGGACATGAGCTTTGTGGATAAACCGATGAACGTAGCAAAAAACATGGCAGTTATCCCGGTGCGGGAGGCAATCGAGGAGTGGGAGCCGAGGGCGAAATACAAGGATATGACGCTGGCACTGGACCCGTCTAATCCGGGGAAGCTGACCTTTACGGTGCAAATTGAGATCGAGGCAGGTGATACAGCATGAACCAGGGGCCGGAATACAAATTTATTCCCACGGACCCGGAGGACATCATCATTTGGCTGACAGCCATTTATGAGGAAATTATGGGCGTCACCGTACAGCCCGCAAGCCCGGAGCGAAACTTTATCCAGTGGCTGGCCGAGGCTATTGTGCTGGAGCGGGTGCTGACCAATTATGTCGGGAATCAGAACATCCCCAGCCGGGCGGTTGGGGACAATCTGGACGCGCTGGCGGAGCTGTTCTACACCCAGAAGCGGCCGCAGGCCAAAGCCGCAACCTGCACCATGCGCTTTACTATTTCCGAGCCGCAGGCGTTTGTGGTGCTGATCCCGAAGGGCACCCGCGTGACAGACGCCGAAAAAACGCTTGTGTGGGAAACGCTGGCTGATGTGTATGTAAACGCGGGGGAAGCCTATGCGGATACCAAAGTCCAGTGCCAGACAGCGGGGAAGCAGGGAAACGGCTATGTGGCGGGGCCGATCAATTCCATCATAGACCCCTTCGCCTATTTC